TCCAGAAGTAATATCAGCAATAAGCTGTTTATGAAGCCCCTTTATAACAGGGATACGGGTTGTTATTGAAGGGAATAGCCGTTGCCCTACCGCTTTTAACACATTCATTGGGGTGTTTACAAACGGAAGAACCGCAATACGAATGAGGGGATATTGAGAAGCTAGAGAACTAATGGCTTGTGTAATACCTGTTTCAACTTCATACCCACCAGAAGCGTTCTTAACCAACACTCCCTGTCTAGTAAAAGTAGCTTCTTTAGCGAAGTCATCAGAAAGTTTTTCAAGTCTGGTCATTCTTGGTTGCCAAGTCTCCACCATTCTTTCTTCTAGCTCATAAGCATCAAACTTGTTTAAGCCCTGTTCTTTTGCTTGTTTTCGGGCTTGCCCACGAATTGCCATTTCGCTGTTCAAAGCTCCATCTTGAGTAATAAGCTTGTCCAGACCTTCATCGACATACTTTGCAATTTCTTGTGGGGTTCGCAATCCAGCTTCCAAAGCTTCTCCGTGGAGATGAGCTGAAGCAAACGACCTAACTTCAATCTGTTTAAAGCCTTCGTCAATCGCTTGCATAAATCTTGTAGGGCTGGTTAAAAGAACATCAATACCTCTAAAGGCTTGTGCCAAAGTAGGAGACATCTTTTCAACACCCTCAATTCCTCCAAGAATCTCTTTCTTGCCAACCTGCTCAGCAACAACGCTTGAAGCATTGATAAAGTTTTGACCAGCTTTAAGGGATTTGATTGTCCATTTAGTCGCCTCTCCAGCAAGCCGTGTGTAGTAACCAATGATACGAAGATTATCTTTAGCTTGCCTTATGTCGCCTTTTAACAAGCCTCCAACCGCTTTCTCCACAGGAAGGTACAAGGCTGTAAGAGAATTAGAAGCTAACTGCAAGGTTGCAAAAGTTTTTGGCTGACTCAACAAGGCGTTGATTGTGTAAGTAGCAAGTCTGTCCAACCCTTTAGCTGGAGCATCTACAATTTTTGAAAATGCAATTTCGTCATTACCAGCAAGCTTGAGTTTGAGAGCAAGCTCCTCAAGACGCTTTAACCCTCCCTTTGAGTTTACTGCTCCAAGCAGTTCTTGAGCCGTGCTTCCAATTAGCTGATTTGACGAACCCAGCGATGGGCCAAGAATCTCATTGACTGCCCTAGAAACTCCTTCTGCTTGGCTGGTTTGTTGAGAAGCCCTACGCATTACTCGCAAGGTTCTACCCGCCCCTGTTCCAATCTGTTTGAAATAGCCAGAAAGAGACTTCTGCACCCCAAGCATTTTTAAAAGACCCTCAACAGATTTAGGGGCTTCGCTTAAACTTTTAATTCTACCTGCAACACCACTAAACGAACCCATTTCAGATAAGAAAGTATCAACAGAGCTTTTAGTAGCTACATTTAGTAGGGACAAAGCCATTTGATAAGAGTTAGCAAGAACAGGAAGCTGGCTTGCAAATTGAGCAGAAGCCCTTGCACCTTCAACTATTCCTTCAAAACCAGATTTATCTAAGCTGTTTTTAAGGTATTCCAAAGCCTTATCAGACCTTACTGCATCGGGAATAACCCCGCCTTTCCTACTTCCCAGATACTCAGAAAAAGCATTAACAAACGAACCAAACCAATTTTCAGTATCTTTGGCTGAATTTAGGCTACGGATGCTTGTAAGAACTTCGGGGGCGTTGGTTGCAATATCTTCTAAAGCCAGTTTACCAGCATTAGCCTCGTAAGTAGCAAACAACTTTACAAGCTGTCCTTTGCTTACTGGGGCTGTTCCCCGTGGAACATCTAAAGCACTATCACGCAAGTCTAAGTCGGGTCTAGCACCTGTTTTAAGCTTGCTAGGGTCTGCTAGTGGTTGCACCCCAGATGCAACAGGGCTTCCTGTAACACCACTAGGGGTAGTAGGAACATCGTCTGGACGACTTTTAAAGACCAAACCAGCCGTTCCTTCGGCTTCATTGGCTTCCTTAATGGCTTTAGCAGTAGCCGAAATTTGAGGGTCAGTAGCAAGAGCTTGTTGAATTTCGTCTATGGTTGCTCCAGATTGTTTGAGCTTGTTGGCTTTAAACAACGCCTTCCCAGAGACCGCAAGCAAATCCACAGCATTTCCAATAAGAAGCCCTTCTGATACCGACTTTAAACGAGATACAAACTCATCGTCCGTGTCGCTTTGAGCTAGAATATCGGCAAAAGGGATTCCGTGTTCTTCAGCAATATTGCTTAAACGCTTTGTGTTTTCATCAATAAAAGCAAAATCTGTAATGGCACTAGCCAAATTGGTTTGAACAAACCTGTTATTTAATAGTTTGGTTATTTTTGACCCAGCATTAACGGCTTTAGCAACCTTTCCCACTTTTCCCACAATCCCGATAGCTGGAAGAAAGCCAGAAGCAAAGTTTCCAATGCTTTCAGCAACCTCTTCCCCAGCCGTTCTGCTTTCTCCAAAAACATTTAGAAATTGATCGTCTATTTTACCAAACGATGCAACAGACAACCCTTCGCTAATCCCCTTACTAGCTCCACGAAGAACAGCAGTCCCAAGGCGACCAGCGGTAGGCAACAAGCCTTCTTGCTCGTCAGTTGGAGGCATCGCCTCAAAAGCAACAGAGTTATTTTGGGGTTCTGGAGCAGAGCTTGTTAAAGATTGAAGTTCATCAAAGGAATATGCCATATTTTATTCTCCAAATACTTGCTTTGCTTTCATAAATTGATTTAATTGAAATGCTTCTACTTCTTCTTCAGATTTAAAATTATAAAGGTCGTTTATTACATCTTGATAAAGCAATTCTGCTCCACGGGTCTGTCCAGAATTGGAACGCTGTTTGTATTCGTCTGTGGCCTTTCTTAAAGTTTCCATATTAGGAAAAAATAAAGTATCGTCAATAGATAAGGTTTTAGGATCAAATTCAACACCATCAGTTGTTTTCCCATTAACTACTTCAAGCAAAGAAAAACCCAATCTCTTTTTAGCTTCAATATAGTCAGTTTGGTACTTTTCTTTAACTTCTTTAGAAAATGGTGAAAATCCAAAATCTGTATCAGCCCCACCAGCTTTAATATACTTACCCAAGGTGGTTAGATATGTTTTTCCTTTTTTATTTAGCCATCCTTGGAGTTCTTTAAGTTCCTTTTTCTCTGCGTCTGGCTTAGAATTAGAAATTTGAGTAGGATTGCTTTTACCAAAAACCTCTCTGTTTTGAATTTGAGCAACTCGGTCTAATCGAGAAAATATCTTTCTAGCTTCTGTTTTATCTTGGGAATCTGGAATTGCACCAAACGCAAGAGGGTTTCTAGCCGAATACCAAGGATTCAGCTCTGAAAAAATATTATCAGAAACCACTTTTACGGCTGGGTCGGTTGCACCAGTACCTCTTGTGTTTGTTTTTATACCCTCAAGAGACGGCTGTTTAGTCAGCGTTTTAGACTTTAAATCGTCCAAAACTTCCTTTTTTGTTTCCTTAAAAATTGTTGGTAATACTTTGCGAAGCTCTAGCTCCACTTCTGCTTGAGGCATATTACTTGGCAAAGTCCTTAAAAACACTTCCACATTTGAATCAAACTTACCTTTAATTTCAACTCCTTGTTCAATTTGCTCATCTTCAGTTTCGTAAGCTGTTGTAAACAATTCAGATTTTAAAATAGATTCTTGAAGATTTTTACTATAAAAACCTACCGACTCGCTCCGAATCAACTGCAAGTTGTCATTTGTTTTTGCAATTCTTAATTCAAGCTGTAAAGCTGTCTCAAACGAGATATTAGTTCCTGTTGCTTCCTTCAGAGTCTCTAATGCTTTAGCAGGGTCAGTTTTTGATAATTCTAAAATATATTCTGAGGCTCTAGCTTCATCCGATTTATTGACCGAAGCTGTTTGTTTAGAAATTTGATCGCTAATAAACTCTAATTTCACACCACTAAATTTATTAGAAACCCTTTCCTTTACTGCTTCAGCAAATTCTGGGCTGATAATAGATGCGTTTTGGTCAAGTGCGTTTTTAATTTCTAGGTCAATTTCTTCTTCAGCTTTTCTTTCAAGCATCTTCTTTTCGTTGTCTTGTGAAACTGATCGTTTATATTCTAATTGATCTAGCTTTTCTGTAACATTATCTTCTATTCCAGCAAAAGCCTCAGAAAGCGACATAAGAGACCCATCCCGTCTTGAGATTTGCAAATCAAACACTTTATCTGCAATTTCTTTAGCTTTCTGTGGGTTTTTTAAGGCAACGGAAATAATGCCATTGTAAATATCTTTACCCATTTCCTTGTTCACATCGGCCTCATAAACTGACCGCTTGTTATAGTGACTTATTACAGCCCCAAGTCCTGCTTCTGTTTCTTCTGGAGTTTGAGCCGTAGCTAATCCACCAATAATTTTCGTTGTTGCAACAGCGTCCGTTTCTTTGGTCTGCATTTCTGTAAATCTAGCTTTTTCTTGAATAACAACATTTTTAAATGTCTGTTCGGCTTGGTTGGCTTCTTTTAGAAAGCCCTGCTGTGCATAAAAATTATCACCAAGGCCAGTTAAAGCTTCTTGTCTTACCTCTGCTATAACTTGTTCTGGAGTCTTTGTAGAAAAAGGAGACGAAAGCTCCGCTTTTCGAGCAAGTAGTTTTTCCCTGTAATCCTGCCCTTGAAGCTGACCAGTTGTTTCATATAAGCCAAGCCTCATATAAGGATTAGCACCTGCCTCAATCAACCCAGCTTCAGAAGCTTTCTTAAAGCCTAAACGAGTAATCTCACGGGCTTTATTGACATCCTGCAAAGCCATTTGCTGACCTTGAGCCAGATTTTCTTCATTTGAAATTCGTGTGTAAACAGACCCTAAACTACGAAGGTTTTCGTTAAAGAAAGCAAGAGAATTAGCAATCTGACCTAGCTCACTTTGCTCTGGACGAATAGGGCGAACCGCTTCCGCTGGTTGAGCTACTTTAGGGGTAGCAACCTGCACAACAGGAGCAGGTGCAGGAATATAAGCATTAGGCAGTTTGCCCACTTTAACCCCATTACGATTTACAAGTTCAACGGCCATAAATTAGTTTGGTATTTGCAAAACTGACCTAGAGCTTCTTCGTTCTGGATTCATACCGCCACCATAATTTCGGTAATCTCTGTACGCTCCAACGACTTGCCCAGCGACACCAAGACCCAAAGCTGTTGAGCTTGGGTATGCAATCGGCTGGCGTGTAATTGGCCTATTCATTTCAGCCATATTAAACCCACTTTGTAAACGATTTTGCATAAGCTGGTCTGTGTAAAAAGCGTCTTTGTTCTGTTGTTCCCTTAAAATACCCTCTTGGTATCCTAGTTCTTGCCTTGTAAAATCAGCAAGCAAAGTGTCAACAGACAATCCAGTAACACCCGCCTCTCCAGCTTGAACCAAAGCAGTAGCTTGAGCTTGTCTAGCTTGCATTGAAGCTTGTTGCCCCTGTCTTGCCAACGCTTGCTGTTCCTGCAACTGACGAGTTCTAATTGCGTTACTTTCAGCTTGGAAGCGTTCACCTTCTAGTTGAATAAGTCTGTTTTGATAAGCTTGCTGTTGAGCGATTGCATCATTTTGGGCTTGTTCTTGTTGGTTTGCATAATCCATCTGCGATTGGTATTGAGCGTACTGAGACGCTACTCCAATGGCTAAACTGGCTACGGCAAATCCGATGCTGACTGGTTCACACATTGTTTTTAATCTTTACAAATTCGTAAAATGTTTCTCCGTTTTTGCCAAAGTTCTCCAATCTGTTAATGATTGAAAAGCCCAACCACCGCAACCACTTAATGTGCAGGGTGTTCTTTTCGTGTATAAAGTTAAATAGAATGGGCTTTAATTCAAGAAAATAGTTTACCCACTCTTTAGAAGCCTTTAAAAAGGTTGTTTTGATGCGTAAAACCTTGTCAGTACCCATCATCCATATAACACCCACATCTTTCTGAGGGCATATTCCAAAGATGGCAATAGGCTCTCCATACAAGCAAATTGTATAACAGGGGTTACTAGACCATACGCTGTGCATTAAAGAGACATCTGGAGCAGACCCAGAGTTTGCTCGAAGCTCTATTAAATCAGCTTTACGAAGCCTTGAGGAGATGTATTTGGCATCGGACATCCGTGTTTTACGGACAATCGCTCCGTTAGGATAACTAGCCAATACGCTTTGACCTTGCATTATATAAAGCCTCCCACTCAAGACCTAATAGACAGCAATTAAAAACTGAATTGTTTAATAGTAAAACTTTTACTTCGTCCGATTTGCAATAAACAGGAAATAAGAACGACCCTGTTTTGCTTTTAATTACATCTAAATTTGTTGGGCTAACTCCTATGTAATTTGGTATAAAATTGTACAAATAAGTATAATTGTAAGCGTCTCTAAATTTTGGTGAAACGACAACTTGAAAGAATTGAGAATTACTAAACAATAAAATGCCATTTTTAATTTGAAGCCGTCCATCTATTACTGCTGACTCTCCTCTTCCCGATTTAGTTTTTAGAATAGGGTTAGAAAGCTCATAAACAAAAGGATAAGGTATTCCAATATATCGTGCGGAAGCAATTATGCTTGAATCAGATTCTTTAACTAAAAGTTTATTGTGAGCTACATACTTTATATTTCCAGAAACGGGAGCTGATACGGCATTACTTAAATTGTAATAAACATAATAAGTGTCATAAACTTTATTATTTGCAGTAATAACTTTGTATGGGGATTTATTAAATAAAATTCCAGTCGTGCCTAACTCTGAAACATTAAAATACTCACTAGCGTCATAATCTACATATTCAAAGGCAAGCCCGTAAAAATTCAACTCGATAGACTGATTTGTTGCACTATGAAAAGTATATTTAAAATAATGAGTCCTTTCTCCACTTAAATCTGATTTTAACTCTAAAGGAGAAAAACTTAAATTTTGAATGTTTGTAAATGTAGAATTTGAATTAGCGGTAACTGAGCCTAAAGAAGTAAAGGTGGTATTGTCTTGAGAATACCAAAGAGTCATTGTAATTGATGTGCTGGCTTGCGTTGTTCTAAATTCTAAATCTGCCAAACGCTTTAAAACTAAATTTTTATTTTTATTTAATATAATGGAAAAATCAAACCCTTGGTTTAAGCTTAAAGCTTGTGTTGCTGTAGTTGCTAATGCAACTTTAGGAGAATAAACTCTGCTTGGTGATACAGGAATGTTAAAACCTGTAGTTACTGCCGAAGTAGATTTAAAAGTAAATAATTTGTCATATAAATTGTTTGCTACTGACCCCCCTGCTCCCGCCTTTTTCCAGAAAGTAGTGCTAGTTAAAGTTTTAGCGGGGCTTAAAGGAAATAAATAATCTCTTGTAAAAGTTAAAATAGTAAAATTACCATCAGCATTTGAAAAAGGTGTTTTTTCAACTCCGTCAGTATTAACTAAGTCCCTTAAAGAATCCATTTTTAAAGTAGATAAAGGTTCTTCTAAATTCATACTAAACAAGCAATAATTAGTTGTAACATCCTCATTTCTCTCTGTTAAAACAAAAAATGTACTGCTTTTAAACCAACAATGAAGAATTTTATTATTTTTAGGCAACGACCATCTTGACCAAGCAGATTGAATTTTTTCGTCACCAGAATTAAAATACTTATAAACAAATAGTTCATTATCTGAACCAGAGCTTTTACAAAAGATAAAATCGTAATTACTTGTTAAATATAAATTAGTAACAAATGAAGGAATATAGTTGGGAATATTTGAAGATATATTTAATCCGTCTAAAAGAATGGTATTCGGATTTATAAAATACTCATAAATGCTGGAAAAACTATTTTCATTACTTGCAAAGTACATTTTATTTTTACTAGCAATCGGAGCACAAGTAGTGCTAACAGGGAAAAAGGTGCTTGGCTGTAAGGAGGCTGATCTTGAAGTCAGTTCCCCATCAGATTGTAAAGAAAACTGGCAGTTATCAGAAAACAAAACTACTCTGTCATAAAAAGGAACAGCGTGATACAATTCTCCAATTTTATTGGAATTTGATGTTAAAATAATTGGGTCTGAATCTAAAACTTGAGAAACAGCGGTTTTAAAAAAATTAAAAAAATCAGAAGCTTCGCTTAAGCAAACACTTTCTTTTGAAAGAAGGCCAAGTCTATTTTTATAAAAGAATAAGTTGTTAATTTTATTATCAACAAAATCTGGGTCTGGATTGGTTTCTAAATCGCCAATTTTCCTGTCTCCCCAAGAAGGACATACAAATTCTTTTGTTCCACCCTCTCCCAAAGTGTATGTAGCTGTATGGCCGTCTAAAGGGGTAAACAAAAAAGTGTCGGTGCTTAGTTTTACAATACAATGCGGTAATGTGTCTGGATTTAATTTATATTTTATTCCAGAAGCCACAGATTCAGACCAAGTGCCTTCATTTAAAGCAAAAATACCTAAAGGGTTAGTAGATGAGCCTCCACCCGTGTACTCTGTAGCTCCAGTAGAATTGCTGGTGTGCTCAACATAATATTCGTCACCTTCCTCCGTAGGAAGTCCTACAATAGTTGTCTTAAATCTATGCGGAGCAATAAGAGGCAAATCAGCAAAGTTTTGAACATTATCTTTTACGCTGTAAAACAAAGTTCCAGAATATCCATCTTCAACCACAATTTTGAAGTCTTGAGTAGGATGTTGAATAGCTACAACATATCCATTTGAGGCAATATTTCCACCAGTCCAACCAGAACCAGCTACGACACCAGCATTTAATTTTGTAGCAATAGAGGTTGCAATAACAGAAGGAGTTCCTCCTAAAGAAGCGGAATCTGGATTCCATTCAGTACTATTTCCAGTAGCACTAGCAAAAACTACTCCGCTAGAAGAGCCTACAATTTTAACAGACCAGTTAATTTCTCCGCTGGGTCGTTGCCTATTATTTCCTGTGTAGCCTGTTTTTACTACAACTAAACCTTGATTTACTTGTGTCCCGCCAGCTAATTGAGTTGTAGCTTTTGAAGTAACATCTGAAGCCATTTTTACAACTTTGTCGTTGTTGAGCAAAAAAGTAAAATCAGCAATAGAAAGGTTTTTGTATTTATTTTTATCTGTATTAAAATACCACCCTAGATTTTCAGTAGTAGTAGAGTCATATCTCAAAAACTTTTTAAAAACATTTTTATCTGCATTTCGATAAATTACATACTTTGCATTACCAGCAGTATCAAAAATTTTTAAATTAAAATCATATAGCTCATCCCCATCAAAATTATAATCATAAATAAGACGGCTTAAGCACCCCAAATATTTTTCATTTTCTGAAATTTCTATTGTAAAGGGATAGAACAGCTCTTCTTTTGGATATATAGCTTTACCGCTATTAGTTCCATCAAAAGCATAAGGATAACTAGGGGAAGAACCAGCTTGGTTAAAATTCAATACGCTAACTAAATTTGTAGAGTACCTTTTATTCAAACCATCCACTACACTTGACACCCCGTTAATCTGCTCAACAGCTTGAGAAGCTAATTTTAAAGCGTCTGCTTGTTGGGATACTCCAGATATAAGATTAGGAACGCTTGTCCTAATTAGGTTTTGAGTTGCCCCTTTTACACTAGCAACAGCCATAACTTAAACCAAATAGCGTCTATGAGCTATTACTTTAGCTACATCGTAATTGTTAAATATGTTGTGGTCTGCTGTTTCATCCTCTGAGTCATTAAGAGCCATATAAGCAGTTGTTTCTTCTTCAGCACTAAAAGCTGAACCTGTTGAATCGCCAATCATTCTCTGTTGAAATAAACGAGCAGACCTAACAACAATATAATACCTTGCTTGTTCTGGAATGTCTGTAAAAGGTAGCAAAGACACGACCTCGCCTTTTAAATCAGCAGTAAAAGTAAATGTTTTGTTCTTCTTATCCCAGAGCTTATTACCTCTTTGGACTACTTCTACACTAGGATATTCGCTCCTGCTAACATCTACACGAACCACATTAGCTGATAGTACAATTTGATTCGACCCGTTACGAGTCAAAGGAACATCTTTTTCGGTATTCCAATTCCAACCCTTGATTTGAGTAGCCCTATCTACTTCTTGCAAAATAAGCTGGGCAATACGAGTATCGGCGGTAGAGGCATTAACACTATTAACAGGAGACTCACCAATCGTAGTGAGCATCGTGTTGATTGCATCTAGCTCGGTGGAGGCAATTACTGGCATAGGGGTAATTTAGACAAAAAAGAGGCCACCAGCCAAGCCTAAATTTGCTTCACATAACCAAAGGGAAACACAAGAACCTTTGGAAAGGAGGGTAAAGCAACAGGCTTGACTGATGACCCCTTAAATACCTTATCTAATTAGGCTACTGAAGTGGCCTTGACTTCGTAAGCACACTCTGGACGCAGAATCCCGTGTCCAACAGCATACTTGCCGACCATCAAAGTTCCTTGACGCTCAATCTGGTATTCGCTCTCAACTGCAACATCGAGAAGCTTGACGCAACCCGTGGCAGAAGGATGAAATACAAGAGCTTGAGTCAGCCTGTAATCCGCTTGGCGGTTAGAACGAGTAGTGGCATCAGCCGACAAATCAGTAGAAGGAATGTTGTTACTCTTAACAACTCTCGCTCCACCAATGATTGCAACTTTACCAGACTCGAACACGCCCGTTTCTCCAGTATAAGGAACTTTGAAGTCACCCTTTGTCAGAGCTTCCACAAGTTTCCAATACTGAGCAGGACGGCAAGCGATTACACGCCCCTCGGAAGGGACATCACGCTCATCAAGTTTCAACAAGCCAGCCAAAACTCCCTCTACTAACGCAGAACCTGTTACTGAAGCAGTTGTGCCAGTAACAGAAACAGAATTAGCATTTGCATTAAATGCGGTTTCTGCTCCACCAGAGGTAAAGTTCGAGGCTGAACGAGCCGACAGAATGATTGTCTGTGCGACTGCCTTATCAAACTCTTTCGCCAACGCACGACCAATCTCGCTTGAGTAGATAGACCTTACATCGTAATGGTTCATCGCCTCATCAAGATTGTAAATCATCGCAGAGGAGGTCAAAAGACCTTCAATGTCGATAACTTTCTCGGTGTGAGCAAACGAGTTTAAGTATCCGTTAGTTTCAATCACAGATTCACCTGCCGTGTGGTATTTCGCCAAGGCGATACCAGTAACAGGGAATTGTGCCGACTTGCCATTCGCAATAGTGCGGGTTTGGGCATAGTCTTTCATCACCGATTCGGTTTCAAAAGTCGTTAGCACTTCGCCAGCGAACTTCTTGAGGAACAATTCCTGCGGGTCTGTCGAACCGCCCTGTTTCTCACCGAAACGGCTCATAATATTAGCATTTGCTAAAGCCATATAATTTAGCCTTTCTTTAGTAGTTAGAGGTCGCCCAAATCGCTCGATTCAAAACGAACTCCAACAATTCTTTTGGTTGTTCGCTCTGGGTCGTCACTTATTCTGCACCAGCGATTGTCCTCCGCAGAGGGTCGGGGCTTCAGAAATGCTTTTCCAAAACTTGCTAGTTACTTACTAGGTTGCTTTGTTTTGTCAAGACCTTCTTTTGAATCTGCTCCTACTGAACCCGCATACCACCCTTCGGGTATCTTTATCTTGTTGTTGCTCAATACCCAATTATCTCCATTCCAAGTATAAACTCGGCCTGTTACATCTGGCCCAATTCTTACAAACCCGCCCTCCTCCTCAACGAATACTACTCTTTTTGCTTCTGATAAACTTGTGCAACCTGTCGTAAAAAGCCCTACGAATGTACATAGGGGGAGGAGAGCCATCAAAGGCTTGAACTTCACGATTGGCTTTTTGAGATACATTACTTACCCACGCTTGCACTAACAATGCAACGGCTTGAAATATAGCCGTCCACATCATTACTACTCGTTCTTTTTAAGGGTTAGTCTAGCTCCAGTATATCCAAGAGCCACCAAAGCCGTTGTTGCAACGCCTAGAACCTGTTGCCACGGGCCTTCGTTTGGTAGCAATCCGCTGGCTGACACAACCCCTACAATAAGGGCTACAAATGACAGCCAGAACTCCGTTGTTTTATATCCTGCTTTATTTTCCATATTTATCTCCTTTAGTTGAATACATTAGAACTGGCAAGCCTTTCCTCAACATCTTTTCGGTATGCTGGGTCAGACTTGTACTTTGGGTTCTTCATCGCTTCAACAACTTCAGCGGTGCTACGAAACACATTGGTTGCACCAAAGGTGCGAGTATCCCCAGATAAGA